AAAAAAATATTAGAAAAGGTATATAGCGACAATATAAATATGACTGATATTATTGACACATTAAATTTAGCAGATTATCCATATGCGAGAAAAACATTAGTATGTTTATTAACTTATATCTCAGATTGTTTTGATGATTTAATAAAAGGATTAGCGCCGCCAATATTTTTTTTAAATAATAATAATTTAATTTTAGGTAATAGCGCAATAACTCAATTAAATATTATTGGTGATAAAAATAGTTCAAATAATGTAAAATTTCATAGTCTAATTGATGTAATTAATAAAGCTGAAACAAATATGGGCAAAAGATATATCAAACATAAAATTACATCCCCGTTTGTTGAACCTGAAAAACTTAATAATATTTATAATATTGTTGATATTTTTAGAAAAAATAAATATTTTGAAAGTGTGATTATTCATTTGAAAAATATTTGTGATATTGCAAGATTATACAGACAAATAAGTTTAAAAATTTTGAAACCAATTAATTTAACAGAATTTATTAATAGTTTTCAAGAAGTTATAAATTTATTTGATAAAATAAAAACAAATGGTGAATTAACTAAACATATTAAAACATCACATATTAGACAAAATATTAGAGAATTAAATTGTTTTATGACTAAATATATTAATATTGATAAAATTAAAATATATAATTTTACTGAAATTAAAGAAAATATTTTTAATAAAAATATTTATCCTGAATTAGATGAATTACAAGATGACATTAATAATAATCACATATTAATGGATGAAGTTTTAGAACAATTAGACGATATTATTAATGAGCAAAAACACGAAGGAAAAAAAGTAATTTCTATCAAGCATAATAAACAAGATGGACATTATTTTTTATTAACAACAAAAAGATATGAATTGTTAAAAAGTAAAACAAATTATATTACTATAAAAAAGAAAGTTATTAATATTAGTGATTTTGGAATAAAACAAATAAGCGGTTCAACTAAAATGACACTGCCTTTTTTAAAAAATAAAACTGAAAATATTGATGAATTATTAGAAAAATTAATTTCATTAACTAAAGAAAAATATTATTCATTTTTACATGAAATTTTTGAAAAATATGATGTGTGTATTAAATCAGCAATTGAGATTATAACTCAAATAGATTATTATAATACAATCGCAAAAGTCTCGCATATGTATAATTATAGTCGGCCTATTATTAGTGATAACACAACAAGTCATGTTAAAGCATTTAATCTTAGACACGCAATTGTTGAAAGAATTATAACTCATGAATATATCCCACATGATGTTGATATTGGAACTGATAATTTAAAAGGAATGTTAATATATGGTTTAAATTCATCCGGAAAATCAGTGTTAATGAAAGCAATTGGTATTGCAATAATAATGGCGCAATCTGGTTTTTATGTACCATCAACTAAATTTATTTATTATCCTTATAATGCTTTATACACGCGAATAACTGGCAATGATAATTTATTTAGAGGTCTAAGTTCTTTTTCACTTGAAATTGTTGAATTAAATGCAATATTAAAAAGGTCTAATAAAAATACACTCGTAATTGGTGATGAAGTGTGTAGAGGAACTGAACATATTTCTGGTAATGCGATTGTGGCATCATCTTTATTAAAATTAGCAAAATTGGAAGCAACATTTATATTTGCAACGCATTTACACGAATTAATGACGTTAGATGAAATAAAAAATAATAAATTAATTAAAGCATATCATTTACAAGTTTCACATGATGAAAAAACGGATAGTTTAATTTATGATAGAAAATTAAAAGATGGAACCGGAGAAAAAATATATGGTATAACTGTCGCAAAATACATTATAAAAGATAATGAATTTATTAACAAAGCTTTAGAAATTAAAAATATATTAATTGATAGAGATGAACCATTATTAACAAAAAAATCTAAATATAATTCTAAATTATTAATGGATGAATGTTCTATATGTCATAAAAAAAATACATCAAAAGGATTACAACACGAAGCGCATCATATCAATTATCAATCAAATTGTGATGATAATGATTTTATAAAAGATAAACAACATATTAAAAGAAATGATATATTTAATTTAACTGTGTTGTGCTCAGAGTGTCATGATAAATTACATAATAATGAATTTAAAATTAAACAAAAATTATTAACTTCAAATGGTGAAAAATTAATTTATTAATTATTTTTATATAAATTGTAAATATTATAAAATCTTAATATATATATATGAGTGCTAAAACAATATTTATTCTAGTTGTAGTAATTATGGTTTGTATTGCATTAATTGCTATCAGTTCTATCACAATACAAGCATATAATGATAATAGTGATTACAAAAAAAATAATCCAAAAAAATTTGATTTCGCAGTTGCTATGCTCGTTAGTTCAATTATTATTATAATTTTATGTATCGCATATATTGTTTATATAATAAAAACTGGTCAAATTAGTTCTGCAGATTTTCGTCAAATGTCGATGGGTTTTGGAAGAGGACAAATGCAACCATTCGATATGAATTCGACAAGATATCCTATTTCGCCACAATCATTTATGTATTCAGACCCAAACTCCCCTTATGAAACACCAGAGGGATACGAAAATTAGTAACAAAATTATAAAAATATATATTATTGATAAATAAAAATTATACTTTTGATTTTGTTTTTATGAGAACATATTGATTTTCACTATTTTTTTCTAATATTTTTACATCTGTAATAATAGATTTAATTTTATCATAAACGACTAATTTATTTTCTACGTTTTTAAGACTATCAATAATTTCATTATTAGTAATATTATTTGCTTTAATAAATTCATTCATTTTAACTTCTTTTTGTTCATCACTTAATAATCGCCATAATTTTTTATATTGATTTGATTTAAGTATATCAATATGTTTTTTGACTTTGTCTTCTTCTTCAACATATTTATATTTTACATCGCCTTCTTCTTTTATTAATTCTGTTAAAAATTGTTTTCGTTCAGCTGATATATTGTCTTTTAATTCTTCATTTAATCGATATAATTTATTTGCTTTCACAATATTATCAAAAAGATTGTAATAGTTTTTAGACATTATTTACTATTAATAAATATTATTTTAAATATTTAACTTTCAATTTTTTTTAATTAAAAATATTTTTAAATATTTAAAAATATTTTTGTTCTATTTAATGAAAATGCTCCTTCAATAAAATCATAATGTGATAACGCATTTTGAAAATTAAAATGTTTTAACGATTGATTAAATTTTTGAGCATGTAAAAACATACATTCAAAATATTTAACATTTGATGTATCAAAAGAATCTAATGAATTATTGAATATGCTATACGCAAAAGCATAACTCATATCTGTTATTTGTGTTGTTGTAAATTTTGATAAATCTTTATTTAGTTTTTCACAAGAAAAAAATAACCATTTAATATCTGTTACTGATGATGGCAAATAATCAGGTATATCAATTAAATTATTGCATCCATAGAAATTAATTTTTTTAATTGATGATGTGCCATATTGTTGAATTTTTGTAATATACGTATATTTTACACGTTGGGTCGCATTTGTATAATAACATTCACAATCAAATGCTTCAATTTCGCCATATATTTGTATTTGATATTTATCTTTTTCTTTATAACAATGATTTTCTATTTCTTTACTTGATATAATATTAATTATACCATCACCAAAATCAATATAATGATCATTATCATCATTATATGCAAAACGAATTGGAAGCTTAATATATATTGGCCTAGGACACTCTAAATGAGTTAAGTCAATATCAATAATCATTGGTGTAAATCCACAAAAATCAAGCATAAATATATATAAATGTTTTTCAACAAATAAATTCTTTAATTCGTGTTTGAATTGATCCATAAGTAAATAATTAAATAATTAAATAATTAAATTATATTATGGAGACAATATAATTGAGTTAAGTTAAATTAAATTAAATTAAGATAAGATAAATTAATAATTGTAAAAATCAATTTTTATACTCATAAATGAATTATGCATATTCAAATAAAAATATTCATGAATTAGCGGATGCAGAACAAGAATCATTCTGCGATTTAATATTAATTTGAATTTCTGTGCGACAAATAGGACAATTGATAACTTGTTCAATCGTGCGTTCTGTCATTATTAATTCTTTGGCACAAACCATACACATAGGATGAATACAACTAGGGGGGACAAACATGTGGAGTAAATCTTCAGTGTTTCCTTCATTTACTAATGCTTTGCGTTCATCATAAGTTAATAAACAAGATGAACAATTTTCTAATTTTTTTTCTTGTGATATATTTTCTTTTATAAATTTATTAACACATTCTTCGTCAAATTTAGGTTTAATCGCATAAGCATCATGATTACTTTCATTAAGAACATCATCTAAATTATGTGTTTGACGAAATATTGCTTCTATATGTTGGCGCATTTGTTCTTGTCTTTCTCGTCGTTGTTGTCTTTGTCGATTGCGTTCAATTTTCCAACATTCATATAAATATATAAAATCAATTCCATAAATTTCACATGCTTCTTTGAGTTCTGTCACAATTTTTTGTGCTAATAATTGAGCAATATTTGGGTGATTAGTTTGAAGCCATTGTTGGAGTGCAGAAGCATCATTATCAGGCGATTCAATTAATATAACATGTTGAATATTCATACTATTTATTATTAATTTATACTTTTTTTTAAGTAATATGATATTTCAATTTTTTATATCACAATAATATAATGAATAATGATAATTTCAAATATATTATTATTGTAATATTATGTTTATTTATTATATTACATAAATCATTTAATATTAAAATAATCATAGCATTGATTGTAGCATTTGTGATTGTATTTTACATAAAATATGTTTATAATAAAAAACCACCAGAAGAACAGAAAAATTATCCATCATTAGAATTTATTAAAGACACAAAATTAAGTGATTTTATGTATAATATTGAAGACATATATATGTATAATCCAGAAGAATATGGAAATTTAATTTATAATTTAAATAAATTTTATGAATATTATGAATTAGTATTTATTGATGAAAAAACAGCAAATACAAATTATGAGATAATGGAAACTTATAAAAAAAATGCACTTAATATATTAGCATCAATAATAATGAATACTGATAATCAATATATTAGATATAAAATTAATAAATCAACTGAAATATTAGATGATATAATGACAAAACATTTAGATCAAGTTAGTTATATTTCAGATAATGATATATATAAAAATGGTTATAATAATAATACAAAAATAATAGACTATGATAATACTAAACCTTATAATATATTTAATGACATATTTAATAATTATAGTTATGAAATTTATTAATTATTTTCATATAATATTTCTGACATTGCTAATGATAATGTACCATCATCCGGCAAAGGTATATTTTTAAGTATATAATGTGGATACATAATAAATTTATTTAGAGGAGCGTTTTTTATAAAATTATCAAGAATATTTTTTTTTAATCCTTTTTCAGTATATTTTATAATATTATATTTATTATCAAATATAATTTTTCTAACATTATAAACTCCTTCAAATGAAAATTGACAAATTTGATAAAATGAATAAATTTTTTCTATTGTTTTTGGTTCATAATTTTTTTTTAATTGAAAATTCATAATAATAAATATTATAAATTATTCTATTAATTTAACCAGTTCGCAAAAATTTGTTAATCGCATTCTACAGCAATATCTATGTTTATCACAATATTTATCTATTATTTTTTTATGATCTTCTATAAATTCATTTGATTTAATTATTTTTGACATCATATCTAATGATATAGAATATTTTGAACATAACTCGCTTAAGTCTTTTTGATATGCTAATTGGATATTTGATAATAATGCACCGCAAGTGGGACAGATAGGATATAACATTTTATTTATATATAAATGTTTTCTTTTAAATTTTTAAATTTCAATTTTTATTATAAATATATTTCTATTAAATACATTTATAGTATATGATATATTTTTTGTAAATTTATTATTTTATTTAATATGAGATTTTATTTTTGTAAAATTATATTTATGATTTAATTTTGTAAATTTATTATGTGCTTTAATAAATTCTCATTAATTATGATTTATTATTATTTTGCTAAATAATAAATTTTATTATTGTAAATTTATTATTGTAATTTTATGAATTCTCATTAATTGTGAAATTTTATTTTTGTTAATTATATGAATTTTCATTAAACATAATTTATTATTATTTTGCTAATAATAAATTTTATTTTTGTAAATTTATTATTGTAATTTTATGAATTCTTATTAATTGTGAAATTTTA